ATTGACTTCGCGCTCGTGGCGGCGGATGACTTCGGCGAACTGACGCAGCAGCCCGATGAGACGGAAGTGGAATTGCGCGAAGGCCTCGCGCGGCGCATTCTGCGCAGCAGCGAGGCCGAGGATGCGCTCGATTGGGCCTTCAGTCGCGCGGCGATTGCGGGCGAAGGGTTTCTTGGGGTGTATACCAGATTTGTTCCAGGGAAGAGTTGGGACAAAGACGTCTATGTGCGGCGGTTTTACAATCAGTTTTCCGTCTCGCTTGATCCGGCGCACGAACAGCCTGATGGCAGCGATGCCGAATGGGGGTTCATCGGCACCGATATGCCGTGGGACCAATATCAGGCTGAGTTTCCGAAGAACGCGAAGCGCCATGAGAACGCGATCCTCTCCACGAATGACCGGGAGTTCCGCGCGCTGGGCGAAGAAGAACCCGGTTGGTTCACGTTTGTCGGCAAAGGCAAGAATCGCACGCGCATGTGTCGCGTGGTGGAGTATTTCTACACCGAGCGCACGCCGCGCACATTAGTGTTGCTGTCGGACGGTTCCAGCGTATGGTCCACGGACGTGCCCGAGGGCACGCCACATCGCGACGACTACGAGAAGGATGCCGATCCGGCGTCGTTGCCATTGCACATTGTCGATGCACGCGACGAGCCGAAGAAACAAATCAAGTGGTGCAAGATCGACGGCACGCAGGTGCTGAGCGAGACGGATTGGGAAGGCCCGGACCTGCCGATTGTGAAGATTGTTGGCGAGGAACTCCATCCCTCCGATGACGAGCGCAAAATCGAAGGCATCGTGCGGCCGGCGCGTGGATCGCAGGAAGCCTACAACGAGATGGTGTCGAAGCTCAGAGAGACAGTCGGTTTGGCGCCGATTCCGCCGTGGCAAGCGACGGCAGAGCAGATTGAAGGCTACGAAAACGAGTATCAGCTCTCGGCGACGCGCGCGATTCCGGTGCTGCACTACAACCGTGTGGATGCGCAAGACGGCACGCCGCTCAATCCGCCGACACGCACGCCGATGGGCTCCGACGTGACCGCGATCATGCAGTCGATTCAGATGTTCGACGAAGCGGTGCAATCAACGACGCAGGTGCCGGATTCGCGCGTCGGGAAGAACACCGACTCACATCTCAAGAGCGGGAAGGCGATCCTCGCGTTGCAACAGCAGTCCGAGCAGGGCACGTCGGGCTATTCGAAGAACAAGCGCCGGTCGGTACGCTATCTCGGCCAGATCATCAACAACTTGCTGTATCCGGTCTACGGCAAGCGGCCGGGGCGGCTCACGAAGATCGTGAACGGCTCGGGGGAGTCGTCCGATGCCGTGATTGGTCAGCCGGTGAATGGACAATTGCCGCCGAACGCGAAGGCCTACACGCTGACACCGGATGCGAATTTCAACGTCGTAGTGAAAATCACGCGGGCATCGACCACGCGACGTGAAGAGGAAGCGACGATTCTCGGGAACCTCATGAACGCCAATCCGATGTTCATGACGTGGTTCGGGGATCTATTCTTCAAGAATCAGGATGGGCCGGGCCATGACGAGATGGCGAAGCGCGCGAAGGTGATGCTGGCGCCGCCGATTCAGCAGATGCTGCAATCAGAAGCGTCCGGGTCGAGTGTGCCGCCGGAACTGCAGCAGGCACTAGCCGCGAAAGATGCGCAGATCCAACATGCCGAAGCGGCGATGCAGGAACTGCATCAGCAAGTGCAGGGCAAGCAGTTGGAGAGCGAGACAAAGATCAAAATTGCGCAGATGGACAACGACACAAAGGTTCACATCGCGGCATTAGACCGTGAAGTGAAGCTGGGTGTCGCTGAACTCGGCGCGAAGGTCGATCGGCTTGAATTGTTCCTGCAGGAATCGCAGTTGGCTGGGGCGCGGACACACGAGGCGGCGATGAGTGCCGCGGATGCGGCCCATGAGTCGCTGCTGTCCGCGCAGGAGCATCAGCAAGACCTCGAAGCGGGCGCAGCGGGTGCCGCAAATCAGGCGGCGCTTGCGGACCAAGGGCATCAGCAGACATTGGAACAAGGGCAGCAGGCGGCAGATCTCGCGTCGCAGCCTGAGCCGACAGGAGCCACGGAGTAAGCATGGAACCAGAACTCACCCCGCACGCTGATCCTGACGCGACGGCGATCACGCCAGAGTCCGAAGCCGACAACATCAGTCTGTCGGACTTCACGGCGAAGATCACCAACACGCCGCCGACTGAGGCTGGCGCGGCCGTCGCAGAGCCGGAGCCGCAAGGTGAGCCCTCGCGCCATCGGTCTCGCAAGCAGCAGGCGCGGGCGGGCGACGTGCCGCGGATTGCCGAGTTGACGCGGCGGCTGCGTGAGACAGAAGCGGAACGTGACGCGCTGAAAGGCGGTGCCTCAGCCACACCGGCCCCAGCCGGCGCGAAGGTGGCAGAGTCTGGGAGCTCCGCTGCTGTTCCGCCTGTCGCACGTGCCGCCGCGCCATTGCCGCCGGTCAAGACTGCCGACAAGGATCCGGAGCCGGACCCGACCAAATACGACGACCTCACGAAGTATTTCCGTGACCTCGGCTTATGGACGGGCCGCGAAGCACTGCGCTCAGCGCACGCGGAACACGAGCAGGAATCCACAGCCGCATCGCAGCGCGCCGAGTCCGCGCGGCTTGAAACGCAGTGGAAAACCGAGACGTCCGCAGCGAAGGTGAAATATGCCGATTTTGAACAAGTCGCCTATGCGCCGACGCGCATTCCGAAGGGGAGTTTGCCGGACGCGTGGATTTTAGAGCACAAAACTGGTCCACTTGTGCTATACCATCTCCAGAAGCACCCACAGGAGCTGGACGCGATGCTGGCGTCGCCGCTCTTTGAGCAAGTCGAAGCACTTACGTTGCTCTCGCAACGCCTCTCGGGTTCGCGTTCGCCGGCTGTCGTTACCGGAGCAGCCGCAGCGCCCGTTGCTCAACCCGTGTCTCGTCCGCCGACTCCGGTGCGGACGGGCGCGATGCGTGCTAGTGAAGAACCCCCCGATCCCGAGTCTGTCTCGTTGAGCGGCCATACGAAGTATTACGGCACGCCACGGTCACGACGCGAACGGGACTAACGCACTGGCACTCGGAGCAGCGCTGTGAATACGACCATTTCGCCCAACTGGGTGTCGATGGACACCGCAGCCTTTTTTCAGAACAGCACGCGCTTGTTCGGATCATTCGATCCGCACTGGGAAGGCATGTGGCGCAACCTGCCGGACGGTGCGAAGATCGGCTATACCGCGCAGGTGCGTATCGAACAGCGCTGGCAGGTGTTCGAAGGGCAGGCGCTGCAGCAGCAGGCCATCCTCAACCAGACCGTTACCGTCTCAATCAACCATCAACTGCAAGTCGCGCATGGTTGGTCGTCGGCGGATCAGGCGCTGGTGATCGAGGAAGCGCAGGAGCGTTACGACAGACCCGCCGGTATCGCGATGGCGACGGCGTGGGACAAGATCGCCGGGCAGGAAGTCTACCGGTCGGTCTATTATCAGATTGGCTCGCCTGGCGTCCCGCTCTCGAGCGACCAGACTTGGCTGGACGCCGTCGCGAAGCTCGGGAACGTCGCCGTGCCGGATGATGAGCTGCGCGCGGTCATCGACCTGAAGACACACAGCCGTTTGCTCGGCGCGAACATCGGCGCCTTCAATCCGCAGCCCACCATCAGCAAGTATTACCGGACGGGCCAGTTCAACGAAGGCGCGCTCGGCGTCGAAGAATGGCTGAAGGATTCCGTCGGCGTGCCGACGCACACGACGGGCACGTTCACCACGTCCACGCCGCTGGTCGATGGTGCGTTGCAGACCGGATCGACGCTCGTGACGAAGGGCTGGGGGACGTATAGCTTCAACGCGGGCGATACGTTCTATCTGGCCGGTGTGGACGCGGCGAATCCGATCGGTTACACCGATACGGGCGACTTGCAAGCGTTCACGTTGCAAGTGGGGTTGGCTGGCTCAGGTGCAGCGACGTTCACGATCAGCCCGCCGATTATCCCGGTCAACGTGACGCCGATGTCGCCGCTCGCGACGGTCACGACGTCGCCAGCCAACAACGCGACGATTCTGTTCGTCGGCGCCACGGGCACCGTGAACGCGACGATGGCGGCGCAGACGTCGAAACAGTCGCTGCTGTTCAACCCGCACGCGTTTGCGCGCGTGATGGCGGACTTGCCGGTCAATCTGGCCGGTGCGCGCGCCGGACGCACCAGTGTGGCGGCTGGCGAGGAAGATAAAATCTCGATGCGGTATGTGGATCAGTATAACATCCAAACGGACCAGCTCCCTCGCCGCTTAGACTCCATAGGCTGCGTCGCCGTAATCTTGCCCTACTTCGCGTTAAGAGCTTGGTCCTAGCGCTTCGCTGATTGGAGTGCTGCGTAATGGTTGAGCGGAATCGTCAATGCCTCTTCGATTGGAATGCCTTTGCGCAAACGCGCGAAGAGGCATTGCGTGCCGATGCCATATTCGATGGACCAGTCAGTGACGCATTGACGTTTTCCGAACGCGGTCAACATTCGCGTGCTGCGACGATTGCGCGATTGCACATGGCTGACTTGCCACGAACAATTGTTCGGTTCGTAACCGCGTGCATTATCGCGGCGATCAACAGAATGGTTCGGTGTGGGACGTGGTCCCATATCGGCCAAGAATGCCGCGAAGGATTCACGCCAACGTTCACAGACAGTTATGCCGCGTGCGCCGTAATATTGAAAGACCTTTCCGCGCGGATTGTGACAGCGGTCTTTCATGGCATGCCAGACGCTGTATTCCGGTTTGCGGCACCCATCGTGAGTCAGCGTCAGGCCGCGCATACGCTCGCGCTTGTAGCAGCCGCACGATTTCGATCGGCCTTTGTTGAAGTCGCCGACATCTACGAGGCGTTCGTTGCCGCAGTCACAACGGCACCGATACTGGTTCAAGCGGCCTGTTTTGCCGTAGCCGGGGATGTATTCGATCGGTGTCAGGCGATGTTGTTTTACTGGCAATGTGTGCATAGGCCAGTATACAGGTAATTGGCAAGTTTTCACACATTTGGAGCAAATTAGCTATGGCCCTTCAAGCAACCTCACTGACGGCGGCCATCACGGCCTCGCAGATCACGTTTGGTGTCACGAGCACGGTGGCCTTTCCGCCCGTCGGCACGCCGTTCGTGAATCAGGCCGTGCTGATCGATTCCGAGTTCATGGTCTGCGTCGGCGTGCCGGCGATCAACACGATCATGGTGCGGTCACGCGGCACGGAGGGCACGGTCGCCACGGCGCACGACATTCTGTCGAATGTCTACACCACGGCGAACAATGCTGATTGGGGCCAGTTGCCGGCTGGTGTGACGGTCACGATCGACCCGACGGACGATCAGGTCGTCTCGGTTGGTCAGGACGGTGCGATTCCGCTGCCTGGGAGCAACACTGTTGTGAACATCAACAAAGCCACGGCGCTGGCGGGCACCTTGGCGGCGCCGTCGCTGGTCGATAACGGGCTCGCGCTCGTCATTACATCGCAGACGGCGGCCGCACACGTCGTGTCCGCGCCGTTGTTCTTACGGGATGGCTCAGCGGCGACGAAGAGTACGCTGACGTTCGCGGCGCAACCTGGCGCGAGCGGGCTGTGGAACGTCTCGGCGCTCCAGAACGTGGTGGTGAGCTAACATGGCGCTCAATCCAGCGACACCACTCTCCAGCAACGCGCTGCAGGAAGCAAACCTCCTGCACTCGCCGCAGAGTCCTGAGTCCAAGGAGCGCGTGAAGTGGGAAGCGCAATATTCGGCCTTTGGTCCGGGGCTGCGTCCCTACGTGAAGCGCGAGTATCCGATGATGTTGCATCAGGCCGGACGGCCAGAGAGCGGCATGGGACCGGATACAATCATTGAGCAACTCATCATCGACGACGAGCGCGAATATGAGTTGTATCGGTCACGCGGCTTCCGCGAGACGCCGCTCGAGGCCCTTGAGGCGTTCAGCGCGCAGCAGTTAGAGTTCGCGAAGCTTGCGGCGAATCTCGAATACCAGAAAAAGAATCAGCTGAGTCCGCGCGCGGCGGCGGAAGTGGAAGCCGCGCAGGACGCCTCGCCGCATCATCTGCCGATGGTGCCGGAAACGCCGATTCGACCGAGGGCGAAGTAGTGACTTACGTGCCGATCGAATATCCGAAGGTGCTGTATAGCGCCGACGGTTTACCCGTGACGGTGAAGAACGCGGCGTCAGCGGCGCTGTTGCCGTTGACGTTCGCGTCCGCACCGACGGCGATCGGCGCGCTCGTGGCATTCCCGCCGTCGTTGGTTGCGCGCATCGTGTCATCGTTGCCCGCGGTGTTGCCGCCTATCCTGCAAGCCGTGCAGGCGGTTCGTAAACGAAAGGGAGAGAAGTAAATGGCTGCACCAACAGGCTATCCGTCGTGGGTCTACAACAGCACGCAACTCGCGTCGGTCATCGTCAACAACCTCGCGCAGTTCAACGCACTCGGCGGAAACGGCGTATGGACCACGACGCCGTTCGCAGGGACGAGCGGCATTCCGACCGATCCGAACTTGACGGACACGGACATCCGGTTGCAGCAGAGCCTGATCGAGCAGCGCATCACCAATCAACTGCTCGCATGGGGCTTCAACATCATGGATGATCCGCAGACGCAGATTCGGCCGGACATTCTCGCGAACGATTCGGGTTTGACCACGTAAACGGCGCGGCCTCGCGCGCTGACCCTGCGGACCGGGCGACTGACCACCACGGGGCGTATCGAGGTATCTGTTTGGAGTATCTCTCATGCCGAATATTTCAGCTCCTGCGCTTTCGTTCCCGACGCGGTCGTTTCCGACGCAGCAATCCGGAGCGCCGACAGGCGTTGTTGGCGAACTGCTCGTTTCTGAACTGGTCGGTAAATACTCTACGCTCGTGAAGTCGCAGAAAGTGTTTTACACATCGGCGATTATCACTGCGCCTGCGTCGTTTGTGACCGCAACGCAGCTCGGGCCGATGATTTGGAATCGTCCGGCGTCTGGAGTTGACGCGCACATTCTTGCCGTCGCAGTAGGCCAGCCCACCACGGCCACGTCGGTTGGCGGTGCCATCGGTTACGCATCGAGCGTGCAAGCTGCTGCTCCGACTTCACCGACCGCGATTACGGCTGTCAACGCGTATGCGGGCGGTGGCCCATCTTCGATGGGCGCGGTTAATTCTGGTGGCGTGGTTAGCATTCTCCCGACGCCTATTTTTCTGCCTCTTGTTGGTGTCAGCCTTGCTGCTACTACTGTTGGTTTGAACGTTTCTGCGACATGGACCGACATCGGCGGCGCTCTGATCATCGGGCCTGGTAACGTGGGCTATATCTGCGGTTCTGCCGTTCAGACAGCAGGCGTGTTCACGATCGGTATTATGTGGGCGGAGATTCCTGCGTAACCTGACGCATGGCTGGCGGCTCTATGTGGGGTCGCCAGCTTGTTTCAAGGAGTCGTATGCCGTCTACGTTGGATACGAACGTGCCGATCGTCGGACAAGGTCTGCGGGTCATCGGCTACACCGTTCTGCCGCTCGTGATGTGCGATTGCGGGCATTTGGAGCCGCTGACGCTTGTCGCGCAAGTCGCACCGGGCAACATCTTCGCGTCGCTCGCGACGTGTCCGCGCTGCCAAGCCACGTATCGTGTCGTCGGCATTGCGGCCGATGCGAAGGGCGCGTTGGTGTTCAATCTGGATCAGAAGAAGCCAGTGCTCACATGAGT